TGTGGGCGGGACCCACCCTGTGAGCTTGTAGCCTGTGGTTAGTGCTTGTGGGCGGGACCCACCCTAAAAAATAAAAACTTAAAAAAAGACTTAGCGGGTGATACCCTGGTGCCTCCCGTTCCCAGGTAAGATAATGGAGTCTATCCCCGCTCCATGTCCGAGCGCATTGCTCAATCGGTATGCCGATCCCAGGTTACTATTTTAGGTCTATCCTTAATGGCGTCACGTACTTTAGCATGCATATTTACGCCAACGCAATAGTAACCAGGGATCAGTACATATCTACAATAGCATAATATCCTATATACTCAAGGACAATATTGTCGCACCTAGAGAAGAGCATGTGGGCGGGGCCCACCCATATAAAAAAAATAAAAATAAATGTTTTTTAGGGGTTGACTATATCCTATAATAACCTATAAGAAATATAACTTAACAATTAACAAAAGGAATACTATGCAACCATTAAGAAAAGACCACGTCGACCATTACAAAGAATTTGTAAGAGATGAATTCAGTATTGCGTCGCATAAGGTAGAGCGTGAAATTCATTCACAGGCTCAAGATAAAGTAGAGGAAGTTGGGGATAAGTTCGCAACTGTAATAAATAAAAACTTGCCTAGTCTAATTAAAGACATGGCAAAAAAACAAAAAGCGTTGACTGATTTCCAAAATAAAAAAATATCTATGGAAAATGATCTACGTTATGAAGCGCAAAAAATCGCGGATCAGATCACCGAGATTTTTAATAATACGTTAAAACGTAATAAGTGGGATATGAGCAGAATAAATATTGATATCCATGATGACAAAGACGCTGTCGAGTACATAACTAAAAAAATAAAAAAGGGTTGTTATGAGGAGGCAGAAGTCCACGCTAGAGCTCAACATAAATTATATCATGCACTTGAGAACAAAAAGAAAAAGTGTTTGAATATACTTTATACTGGAAGTCACATTCAACCAACATTGGTTGAGTTGCAAAAAGAGATGGCAACAGCTAACATACAATTAGACTTACCTAATTCATTATTAGCTTTACCGAGTAAGTAAACAAAGCACACCAAACCACAAGATGTAGTATGCCCTACATCTTGTGGTCTAAATAAATCTTGACACAAAATATAGGGAAGAGCATGTGGGCGGGGCCCACCCTAAAAAAAAGAAAAAAGGCAACACTACATCTTGTGCCAAAGTTATCCACAGGCACTAAAATTAATTTAAATTAATAGTGGACATTATAGGACAGAAATGCAATACTCCATTATTAACTTAACGAAAGGAATAATATGTCACTAATAGTACACTACAACACGATGAGTAAATACAACGAGGAAACTTTCAAGGCTGAGGATAGAGACCAAGCCGATGTTCTTGGTTGGATGTTAATGGGAACGGGTATCAGTGAGATAACTGAGAAGACAATCCCAGAACTTTTATTCAGAGTAAGATTTATAGATTTCAGTTATGGCAAGCCGTACTTTAATTCTAATCCAAGTGATGAACAAATCACAACTTTGTTCAAAGCACATTTGGGATTGAAGATTGAGATCACGAACCGAGGTATCAGAAATCTGAATACTCGAAGACGGTTCATGGTTAATCAATTAGATAACATGGAAAGAAGAATAGAGAGGAAGATTGCCAAGGTTCAATAGAGTTCGTTAAGGAACAAAGGGTATGCATAAACAGCATTGCAGTTCTTGCATACCCTATCCTACATTATCCTATGCAGAAACTGCATAGCTCATTTAGAGAAGAGCATGTGGGCGGGACCCACCCTTAAAGGGGACCCTAAAGGAACTATATCCAAACTCGAACTATTGACTTTTATCTAAATACCCCCTTAAGTTATAGGGGTCCCAAGTCTCTCCTATAGTGTTTGATTTGCATTGTTAATGATGTATAATACCTTACCACCCATATTTAAATGTATGCTAACTGTTGAAGATATTAATAAAATAGAGGACCCTATTGAGCGAAGAAAGCTCAAAATACAGATTATACAAAGACATCAAAGAAAAGAACTTAAACAAGTTAGAACTCATTTTTTATCATTTGTAAAAAAAATGTGGCCAGATTTTATAGAGGGGTCCCATCATCAAACTATAGCAGATAAATTTAATAGATTAGCAACTGGAGATTTAAAACGTTTAATTATAAACATGCCCCCCCGGCATACTAAATCTGAATTTGCGTCGTTCTTTCTCCCTGCTTGGATGATCGGACAAAACCCTAAATTAAAAATTATTCAAGCAACTCACACAGCGGAGCTTGCAGTAAACTTCGGACGTAAAGCAAAACATTTAATTGACTCAGAGGAGTATCAACAAATATTTAAAACAAGACTTCAAGAAGATAGTAAAGCTGCAGGACGTTGGAATACATCTGATGGTGGTGAATACTTTGCTGTTGGTGTCCAAGGTGCGGTAACCGGTAGAGGTGCAGATTTATTAATTATAGATGATCCACATTCAGAGCAAGATGTAAATTCACCTTCTGCATTTGATAATGCTTGGGAGTGGTATACCAGTGGACCAAGGCAAAGACTTCAACCAGGAGGTCGTATTGTTGTTGTTATGACAAGATGGTCTACAAAAGATTTAACACAAAGATTATTAAATGCTCAAAAAAATGAGAACGCGGATCAATGGGAAGTCGTAGAATTTCCTGCAATCTTACCTACAGGTAAACCTGTTTGGCCCGAATATTGGAAGCTAGAAGATTTAAATTCTGTTAAGGCATCCGCAGGTGTTGCAAAGTGGAACGCGCAATATATGCAGAACCCAACTTCAGAAGAAGGAGCTCTCATTAAACGTGAGTGGTGGAAAAATTGGGAGTCTAAACATATGCCTAACATCGAGCATACAATTCAAAGTTATGATACAGCTTACCTTAAAAAAGAAACTGCCGACTATAGTGCAATTACTACCTGGGGAGTTTTTCGTCCTGATGAAGACTCACCTCGTCAATTAATATTATTAGATTCTTATAAAGAGCGTTTAGAGTTTCCAGAGTTACGTCGTGTTGCACTAGAACAATATAAATATTGGAATCCTGAAACAGTTATTATAGAAGCAAAAGCATCGGGACTTCCTTTAATGTATGAGTTAAGAGCCATGGGAATTCCTGCAATGAATTTCACACCAAGTAAAGGTCAAGATAAGGTTGCAAGAGTTAATGCCGTATCTCCTCTTTTTGAAGCCGGACAAATTTGGGCGCCTCTTGATAAAGAGTTTGCACAAGAACTTGTTGAAGAGTGTGCAGCATTTCCATATGGTGACCATGATGATTTAGTTGACTCCACTACACAAGCTCTGTTAAGATACAGACAAGGTGGATTTATAGATCACCCAGAAGATTACAAAGAAGAAGAGCAACCCAAAAGAAAAAAGAAATTTTATTGGTAATGACTTTTATATTTAAACACCCTAGTAAATACAAGAATCCTACGTTAACTAAAAACATGCCTAATGTAAAATGGGATCAGATACCCCCGGTTAGTGGTCCTGAGTCCTTGATTAATGAATCAAAACCAACTATAGAAGATAAACTGGAGAAAATAAATGGCAGAAATAGACAAAGCATTAGCCGAAATAAGAAAAACGGTTGAAATAGCAGGGCCCGAGGAACAAGTCGAGGTTCAAGAAGAAATTACAGAATCAGCACCAAGCGCTGATAACACAGAAATTACTCCCACAGAAGATGGCGGTGTAGAAATTAATTTTGAACCTGGAGCATTTAACCAAGCTCAAAGTGAAAACCACTTTGATAATTTAGCTGAGTTATTACCAGAGGAAATATTAGGTCCTCTAGGTTCAGAATTAAATCAAAACTATACTGATTACAAAGAGTCCCGTAAAGAATGGGAACATACTTATGTAACAGGTTTAGATCTTTTAGGTTTTAAATATGAGGATAGAACAGAACCTTTTTCAGGTGCAGCAGGTGCAACTCACCCAGTGCTCGCTGAAGCCGTTACACAGTTTCAAGCATTAGCTTACAAAGAATTACTTCCAGCGGATGGACCTGTTAGAACTCAAGTTATGGGAGCACCAACTCCTGAAAAAGAAATGCAATCAACCAGAGTAAAAGATTTTATGAATTGGCAGTTGATGGATCAGATGAAGGAATACGAACCTGAATTCGATCAATTGTTATTTTATCTACCTCTTGCTGGATCTGCCTTTAAGAAAGTTTACTATGACGATCTTTTAGGCAGGGCAGTTTCTAAATTTGTACCAGCAGAAGATTTGGTTGTGCCATACTCTGCAACATCTTTAGAAGATGCAACGGCCGTGATACACGTTGTAAAAACCAAAGAGAATGATTTAAGAAAACAACAAGTGAATGGTTTTTATAGAGACGTGGATCTTGGAACTCCTGGTGATACCGAATCAGAACTTGAAAGAAAAGAAAGAGAGTTAGAGGGAATACAAAAAACAAAAGATGAAGATATTTATAATATTTTAGAATTCCATACTGATTTAGATTTAGAAGGGTTCGAGGACCGAGGACAAGATAGTCAACCTACAGGAATTAAGTTACCTTACATTGTAACTATTGAAGAATCATCACGTGAAATTTTATCTATAAGAAGAAATTATGAAATGAATGATCCTAAGAAAAAGAAAATTTCTTATTTTGTTCATTTTAAATTTTTACCGGGTTTAGGTTTTTATGGTTTTGGTTTAATTCATATGATAGGGGGATTGTCGCGTACTGCAACTGCAGCTTTAAGATCATTACTAGATGCTGGAACGTTATCTAATCTACCGGCAGGATTTAAAATGCGTGGCATTAGAATTAGAGATGATGCGCAATCTATAACTCCAGGTGAATTTAGAGATGTGGATGCTCCAGGCGGAAATATTAAAGATGCTTTTATGACATTGCCTTTTAAAGAGCCTTCACAAACTTTGTTACAGCTTATGGGTGTCGTTGTATCAGCTGGACAGCGTTTCGCGTCCATAGCTGACCTTCAAGTAGGTGATGGGAATCAACAAGCAGCAGTGGGAACGACAGTAGCTTTGTTGGAACGAGGAAGCAGAACAATGTCTGCGATTCACAAAAGAATTTATGTGAGTCTTAAACATGAGTTTAAAATGCTTGCTCGAGTATTTAAACTATATCTACCACAAGAATATCCGTATGATGTAGTAGGTGGTCAAAAAATTATTAAACAACAAGATTTTGATGACAGAGTAGATATTCTACCTGTTGCAGATCCTAATATATTTTCTCAAACACAAAGAATATCTATTGCTCAAGCAGAATTACAGTTAGCTCAATCAAATCCAGGAATGCATAATTTGTATAATGCCTATCGTGCTATGTATGAAGCTCTAGGTGTAAAAAATATTGATATGGTTTTAAAACCTGTTCCAAAACCGACTCCAATGGATCCTAGTATTGAAGCTATTCAAGCATTAGGAGGACAACCCTTTCAAGCATTTAAGGGACAAGACCATAGAGCTCATATAACAGCTCATCTGAGCTTTATGACTTCATCCATGGCTAGAGGAAACCCTATGGTAACAGCATCTATGCAAAAAAATATTTTTGAACACATAAGTTTAATGGCATTGGAGCAAGTTGAAGTAGAATTTAAAGATCAAATTTTACAAATGCAGCAAATGCAACAACAAATGCAAGCAAATCCTGCTATGGCACAAGATCCGCAAATACAACAACAGATGATGACGTTAAATATGCAAATTGAATCTAGAAAAGCAGTTTTAATTGCAGAAATGTTTGAAGATTTTGCTAAAGAAGAGCAGGAAATGATGGGTGAATATGGAAATGACCCAATTGCTAAGTTAAAATCAAGAGAATTGGACATTAGAGCTAAAGATGACTTTGTAAAAGCAGAGCAAGCGCAAGAAAAAATTAATCTTGATCGAATGAAAGCAATGATGAATCAACAAAACAAGGATGAAAAGCTTGAACAAAATGAAGAGCTGGCAGAACTACGTGCTGCAACTTCCCTTGCCAAACAAGAAATGTCTAACCGAAGTAAAGTTAACGATTTTGGTAGAAATTTTAATAAAAAATAATTATAACAGCTTAAGGAGAAAATTATGGCTTTAAAAAATAAAATGTCAGTAGGCAGAAAAGGCGAAATTGTAACTACGAATGCTACCGGTGGTCAAGAGATTTCTACACCAGAAATAAAAGTTGCAACAGACCCTAGATCTGAAATTCTAACTAACCAAGACAGAGTTTACAACAAAATAGGTGTTGGCGAGGAAGTTGAAGTTAGAGGAACTAGAAGAATGCTGAAATCTAAAAGTAAAAAAGCAACTTGGTACTAACATGTGGTTTTCGGCAATTAAATTAGCCGTCTCTGCTGGTAGTAAAATTTATGCTAACAAGCAGAAGACTAAAATGGCAATGTCGGATGCGCAGTTAATGCATGCATCTCGTATGGCAAGTGGTGAGGAAGCTTACCAAGGTAAATTATTAGAAGCACGTCAATCGGACTGGAAAGATGAGGCCGTTTTGATAATTTTAAGTTTGCCAATTGCAATCCTGGCCTGGGCAGTTGTAAGTGATGATCCAACAGCAATGGACAAGGTAAAACTATTTTTCGAAATGTTCTCAGAGCTTCCTAAATGGTTCACAAATCTTTGGATCCTTGTCGTGGCGTCAATTTATGGTATAAAAGGAACACAAATATTTAAACAAAATGGAGGAAAAAAATAATGCCAAATAGAAGATTTAATAAACAAGTTACTAACTCTCGTGCAGCTATGAAAGTTGGCGGAAGAGCAATGAAAATGGGTGGTGGAATGTCTGCTGCTAGAAATGATATGGCTTCAGGTTTTTATAAAGATGATATGGGCATGCGAGGTGGAGCTATGTATAAAAAAGGTGGCAAAGTTAAAAAGAAAAAAAGTAAAGCTTAGTTATGAAAAAATCAATTCCAAAAGGTAAAAAAGGTAAAGGCATAAAAAAACTTAAAAAAGTAGCTCCTCAAGTTGCAAAACGAATGGGTTACAAAAAGGGAAAGAGAGCTTGTTAAATGGCCAAACTTTGTGCAAAAGGAAAAGCTGCCGCTAAAAGAAAATTTAAAGTATATCCTTCAGCATATGCTAACATGTATGGTTCAGCTGTATGTTCGGGTAAAGTTACACCTGGCGGAAAAAAGAAAAAAACTAAAAAAAGAAAATAATGGCGGAAGGTGGATTAAGAAAATGGGTATCCGAGAAATGGGTGGACATTGGAGCGCCGAAGAAGAACGGGAAATATCAACCTTGCGGGAGAAGCAAAGGCTCAAAGAGAGCTTATCCAAAATGCGTTCCACTTGCAAAAGCCACACAGATGTCAAGCGGGCAAAAGGCGAGTGCTGTCAAACGAAAAAGAGCAGCTGGGAACCCGGGCGGTAAACCAACTAACGTCAAAACATTTGCAAAGAAAAAAAGATGACGATTAGAAAAACTACAAAAGGACCTGGAGCTAATTATAGACCAACTAAATCTGGTGCTGGAATGACTGCTAAAGGTGTTAAAGCTTACAGAGCAGCTAATCCTGGAAGTAAATTAAAAACAGCTGTAACCGGTAAAGTTAAACCTGGATCAAAATCTGCTAATAGACGTAAGTCTTATTGCGCAAGATCTGCGGGACAATTAAAAAATTCATCAGCTAAAACTAGAAATGATCCTAATTCTAGAATAAGACAAGCTAGAAGAAGATGGAAATGTTAGAAGCTTTAAAAAAAAGATATGAAGCTCAAATTTCTGAAGCCGAAGTAATTTTAAATATTTACTTATCTAATTCTGTAGGCATAGGAGAACACCCTCAGCATTTAGATGAGATAGATAAATTATTGGGAAAAATTGCTGAAGCAAAAGATAAATTAAAAGTAATACAAAATGTTAGATAAATTTATATATAAAATTTTTTCAAGTCTTGACAACATAATACTTTACATAGATAGTTGGTGTGATGAGAGATACAAAAGTATTAGAAGCCTTTTCAATAAAAAAAGAAAAGGAAGAAAAACAAAAAAACTTGTTTAGAAATCTTAAAAAAGAAGTTGAAACGGGTGCAAATGGCACACAAGATTACATAATTAAGAAAGGTGTAAATAAAGGTAAAAAAGCAAATGTTAGATGAAATAAATTTAATAACTAAAATACAAAAACAATTGAAAGATAGCTATAAACAAATAGGGGATGCTATGATTGGTGGTGGTGTTGACAATATGGAAAAATACAAGTACATGTTGGGACAGGCGCATGCCTACCAATATATTTCAGGGGAAATATCCAACCTGCTAAACAAAGGAGCTAAAGATGACAAAGACGGAACAATCGTCAACATTGGAAAAGACAGAAATCCCAAAACATAAAAATGCTTTGGAAGAGAAATACAAAAAAGAAAACAAAGAAAAAAATCAAAAAGAAGTTGATGGTTACGAACGTTTAAAATCAAAAGAATCTTCAAAACTACCCAATCCTACGGGTTGGAGACTTTTAGTTTTACCTTTTAAGATGCCAGAAAAAACTAAAGGTGGGTTATATCTTGGACAAGATACCTTGGAGAGACAACAAGTTGCATCTACATGTGGTTTAGTTCTCGCAATGGGACCACATTGTTATGATAAAGAAAAATTTCCTGAAGGCCCTTGGGCTAAAAAAGGAGATTGGGTTATTTTTGCTCGTTATGCGGGTTCAAGATTGCCGATAGATGGCGGGGAAGTTAGATTGCTAAATGATGATGAAGTTTTAGCAACCATCAATAAACCCGAAGATATACTTCACACATTTTAACCATAGGAGAACACTATGCAAGACACAAATAAACCTGTTGACATAGATACATCAGGACCAGGTGCTGAAGTAGAGTTAGATTCAATTAAAGAAGAATTAATTGAAGAAACTTTAATAGAAGAAAAAACACCAGGAACGGATAAATCATATGAAAACGAACGTGAAACAAAACTTGAAGACGGTGGCATCACCGATGACGCAAATGCGAAATCTGATGAGTCAACTGATGTTCAAGTTAGCGAAGAGAATACAGAAAAAAAGAAAGAATTAGAAGAATACTCTGACGGAGTAAAAAGAAGAATAGCTAAACTAACTAAAAAAATGCGTGAGTCAGAGCGAAGAGAAGAAGCAGCTACGATTTATGCAAAAAGTGTTTTAGCTGAAAAGGAAGCTTTAAGTTCTAGACTTTCAAAATTAGATACAGGATTTGTAACTGAAAAAGAAAGTAGAATTAAATCAGGTTTGGAAGCTGCTGTTGCAAAACTTGCAAAAGCAAGAGAAGAAAGTGATCTAAAATCTGAAGTTGCTGCAACTGCAGAAATTTCAAGGTTAGGTTATGAAGAAGCAAGACTTGCTGATTTAAAAGCTAGACAAGCCGAACAAAAAGCTGAAAATCAAGTACAACAAGTACCTCAACAACAAGAAGTGGATGTGCCAAGACAAGTTGATTCTAGAGCAAGAGATTGGGCTAGAAAAAACCAATGGTTCAATAATGATGCAGTTATGACTGAAGGAGCAAAAGTAATACACAGACAACTGACTGAAATTGAAGGATATGACCCTAATGCCGAAGCTGAAGAGTATTATTCAGAGGTAGATAGAAGAATAAGACTTGAATTTCCGCACAAGTTTGATACTAATGTCAATCAGGAATCGACTAGACCTACTCAAACTGTAGCTTCGGCTACGCGAGTAAATAAAACATCTGGTCGCAAAATTGTGAAGCTCACACCCTCACAGGTAGCAATTGCTAAAAAATTAGGTGTGCCACTTAAAGACTATGCGGAACAATTAAAAATCACGGAAGGAGTATAAGCATGGAAAATCAAGATAAAAAAACTTCACGTGCGAGTCAGACTAG